ACTTTAGCGGTCGATACACCCTGAACAGTGGCATTCGATAAGACTAACTGAAGAGTGGCGTTGTCAATGCGCGAGAAATTGCAGGTACCCGATGGCTGGTGCTCTTCTGGGCGAAGGGCGAACGAGTATACGTTAATACCAGTGTCAGGGGCACGTGTGTGGTGCTGGAAGGGCTGGACAAGATCGAAGTATGTACCTTCACGCTCGGAGAAACGATCCTGACCGTTAAGCTGTAATTTGGCAACTACAACTGGATTTTCACCCCAGCAGTGCATGTCCAAGGCGGTTTCCGATAAAACGAATGTACCGGCATCCGAGACACCCGATTCCGAGTTATTGGCAAAGTTACCAGCACCAACAACGTCGGCACCGGCTACGGCAGATGCAGCGAGTTCATTGGCGAAGGCGTCCTGGAAGTATCCACTGGTATTAATGAATGAGGACGAGTCGGCATTGAGCTGACCACCGAAGGCGTGAACGGCATTGGGTAGGGCATCAAGAGCATCGGTGTAATTGAATGGCTGCGCACCTAATAAGTGATTTAACTGGTGGCCATTGGTGGTGGAGGCGCAGTAATCAACATTAATGTCAGGCTGGACAACCCAGATTAATTCTTTGCAAGGGTGGTTAAGATTGAGTTTAATTTTGTTCGACGAGGAACCAACCGATTCATCACCGGTGAACTGTAACTGTTCAATTAAGTATTCATGGGGGTTCTGTGCCATGCGGCGACGTTCATCGGTATCTAAGAAGATATAGTCAACGAAAAGCGAGGCAGCGGCGAGCGACTGTCTGTAGGCTTCGTTAACTTTTTCACCACTACCATCTAAGTTGTCAACCGCCCATAAGCATTCTTCAATATTGCGAATGTCTAAGTTAATTTTGACTTCGTGGTACTGTAAGGCAATTAAAGGTAAGGCTAAGCCAGGATTGCGGCAGTACCAGAACTGAAGAGGGACGTATAATGTGGTTTCGGGTAAAGCTTTGCGGGGGGCACATACCTGGCGGACACCATCGGCCGAGCATGGTCCATCAACTTCGGCGAAGCTGGGGTCACATACATATGTTAACTGGGTGGTATTACCAATCATTTTGTAGTAGCCACGTTCCTGTTCTTTCGAGAGAGTGAGCTGATTCCAGATGTGCATCCAGTCACCATACTGGCGATCGATGCGCTGACCACCAATTTCAACTTCAACCTGCGAGATGAGCTGTTCACCGGGGAAGTCTAACCATCTGGCATATACTTTCTGTGTACCACTGGAGTTAGCCATACTCTGATTAACTTCGGGTAAGGTTACCTGTAAGTATGTGCGGTAGGCTAAGTCACCATTGCGGGAAATGGTGCAAGTGACACGGCGACCGAAATCGGCCTGACCGTTGAAAGTTTGTTCGATCGATTCCATCGCGAAATTAGTGTGACGACGGTAAGTTACTTTGTAGAAAGTAATTTGGGGATTACCGGTTAAGTATACATCCTGTGCGCCATAGGCAACTAATTGCATAAGTCCTCCAGCCATTTTTTATAATATTGTAAAAGAAAATAATTTTTTGAAATTATATTTAAAAGAAAATATTATATTAAGTTTTCTTATAATAACTATTATATAATATAAAATGAATAGATCGTATAGTAAGAATACAACATTAGATGTTGCACATACTAATATGCTTAATAAATTTAAAAAAAATGAAGAAATATTAATTCCTAAATATAAAAATGAAATTAGCAAATTGGAAAATTTACTAAATAATAATAATAATAAAAATAATAAAAATAATAATATGAATAATAAAAACAAGAAAAATAATGATAATTTAATAGATAGGACAGAATCAATTGAATCCGAAATATTAAATATGAAGAATAAGATTTTTGAAATGGAAAAAGAAAAGAAAGATTATTTCTTAAATAATTCTAAATATATTTTTGAATATTTTGAAAATAAAAAAAATATAAATACTGATGATACAATTAAAGTTAATAATGATAACATAAATAAATTAGATGCTTTTTTTTTAATGGATAATTCAAGTTCAATAGTAAAAGAATCTATATCTAAAAATACAAATATAGAAAGATATTTTTACAATATTGATAATTTAAATTTAAATTATGATAATTATTGTTATGAATCAGATATCTGTACTAATTGTAAAAAAGGAGAAATTGTATATGTAGAATCAGAGGGAACTTCAATTTGTAGTTATTGTTCAAAAACTATAAAATATTTAATTGAAAATGAAAAACCATCATATAAAGAACCACCAAAAGAAGTTTGTTTTTATGCATATAAAAGAATAAATCATTTGAGAGAAATATTAGCACAGTTTCAAGCAAAAGAATCAACAAATATACCAGAGGAAGTTTATGAAGATATAAAATGTCAAATTAAAAAAGAACGCATTGAAATTAAAGATCTAACTAATAAAAAAACAAAAGAAATATTAAAGAATTTGGGTTATAATAAATATTATGAACATATACCATATATAAAAGATAAATTAGGAATAAGACCACCAAACATGAGTCAACAATTGGAAGAAACACTTTGCAATCTTTTTATGGAAATACAAAAACCATATTCTAAATTTTGTCCAAAAGATAGAGTTAATTTTTTGAATTATTATTATACGTTATATAAATTATGTGAAATTTTAAATGAAAAGAAATTTTTACCATACTTTCCAATGTTGAAAGATAGAGAGAAAAGAATTGAGCAAGATCAAATATGGAAAAAAATATGCGATGAATTGGATTGGACTTTTATACCAACTCCATAGTTTCTAATTAAAATATAATATTTAAAATAATTTTATAATTTAATGAATATTTCTGAACAACCGGGTAGACTATTTGGTATATTATTTTTTGGACCATTTATAATATATTGTAGTTATAAATATAAAGATTATTTATTATTTATTTTAGGAATTCTATTTACTATTTATGAAATATTTTGGGTAATATTTTTTGATCCCAAACATATTTATATTATTTACAAAAATAAAAATAAAAATAAAAAGTAAAAATAAATATAATGAATAATAATATTAGGCCATCTTGGGGTGAATATTTCAAAGATTTAGTAGAATTAACAGCTAAACGTTCTTCATGTAATAGATTACATGTTGGGTGTTTATTTGTTAAAGATAATAGAATAATAGCTCAAGGATACAATGGATATATAGCTGGATGTAATCATGAAGAAATAATTAAAGATAATCATAATATAGCAACAATACATGCTGAACAAAATACAATAGCAGATTGTGCAAAAAGAGGAGTAAGTTGTAATGACTGTGAAGCATATATAACACATTTTCCATGTTTTAATTGTATGAAATTAATGGTTTCGTCTGGAATATGTAAAATAAATTATATAAATGACTATAAAAATGATGAATTAGTAAATAAATTAGCAAATGATGTAAATATAATAATAAATAAAATATAAAATATAAAATATAAAATATAAAATATAAAATATAAAATATAAAAAAGTATTTTTAATTTATCTAGTTCTTAAATAAATTAAAAAAATATAATTTATTGATTAGCAATAATGGTTATGCTTTTATTTAATATATAACAAACAATACTAAAAATAATAGCATTAAACATGATACCTTTATTATTCAAATTACTATCCTTATTAAATAATATAGGCAATATTTTATATAATGATTTTTTAAAATATGGTAATTGAAATATATAATATACAATTCCAATAATTGTTGGAATTTGAATTTCATTATATAAATTTTCGAATGATAATAGTTCAGATGTTTTTTGATTATCTTTTTGAATAATATCATTATGATTTATTTCATTTTGTATATAATCTCCAGCATTAGATTGTGGTATATAATTATTTGTTGCAGTTGGGTCATTATTATTATTAACCATTGGAATATGTTTAGATGGCAATTGAGTACTTCCTTTAGATGCGGCATTTTGTAATTGTCCAATTAATTCATTATAATTATTTTGATTATTTTGCTGATCAATAATATGATTTTTGGTATTGGTTTCAATCATATTTTGTTGATTATTTTGATTAATATTATTTTGATTAATATTATTAATTTCACTTGTATTCATTGAAATATTATTCAATCCAGAATTTTGATTTGGATTAGGTAAATCAGATAAAGTAGTTACTCCATTGGATTCCATTATTTAAATAGTTATAAATAATAATTTAAATAATAACGCAAAATATGTATTTATTTAAATGTTATTTGTTTTTTATTTTTCAAACAATGACCACTCACTTCTTTTAGTTTGAAACATTTATCATTATTTGAATCGTATGAAAAAATTTGATCTTTAAGTTCTGAATGTTTTGGACCAATAAAATCATAACAATCTTTACCTGAACATATTTGTCTAAAAATGCTTGCTAAACCTAACCCGACAATAATGGAAACAATAATTTTTCCTATTTTAGTATAAAATAAATTATTAATTACATTTTTAATACCTGCCATAATAGTATTAATATAGTATTATATAATATTTTTATATAACAGGTATTTTTTTTATTTTATTTGAATCAGTTGGACATTTTGTGGCTTCAAATTCATATGTAAAACAATTTTCTGCTTTATCTACAAATTGAAATTTATTTTTATTGTATGGCGTGGGGTATACAATAATGTGTTTTTTTTCATTCTTAAGATAAATAAATACAATACCTAAAATAAAAGATAATAAAAATATTTTGAAATCTAATATTTTAAAAATATTAATCATATATATAAAATTAATATATTTTAATTATTTTTATTTAAAAAAATTAAATCATTTTCATTAAAATTTTGAAATACTGTTTTTATTTTATCATCATTTGTTTCAATATAAAATTTTTTATATTTTTTTTTAAAAATTTCATTGTTAATTTTAATTAATTCATTTATGTATAACGAATGTGCATCATTTATATATTTTGTATCATTTGTTTGTTTAAATAAAGTAAAAAATTCATTAATATCATTAATTATATTTTGTTTTTGAGTTAGTTCATCATCAATAGATTCATTAGTTACAATTTCATTATATTTTTCATTATATATATAATATTGTTCTTGATAAGTATTTAATTTTGTTGATTCTTCATTAAATAATTCTAAAGCTTTATCTTCAGTAATATAATTAAATAATACATTAAGTTTAATTGTAAGAATTTTTTTTTTAGTATTATAAATTAATTTTTTAATAGTAAGTATTTCATCTCTTAAATTTATATAATTTTTTTTCATAATCTTTAAATTTAAATTGCATGGACTTGAAATATTTCCACATATCATATGTAATGTATCTTTATTTTCATTAAAGATAGTTCCACCTTGTTTTTTACAATTAATACATTTAAAATTAAGTTTAGAAAATTCTTTTTTTTTTTCAGTTTCTGTTAAATTTTGTTTTAATATAGGTGCTTTAATTTTATTTTTATAGACTTCATAATTACTTTTTGCTTGATAATATTTATTTAAATCTTCTAAATATTGAATATATTCTTTAGAATCTTTATAATTATTTAACTCCATTTATACATATAAATTAGAAATATATTTTTCTATGTAATAAAGACGCTTCAGGATAATTATTAATATCAGGTAAATTATTTATTAAATTATTATTTGAGCGATTTTTATTTTCTAAATTTTGTTTATTATAAAAAATTAATTTAGACATTATATATTCTTTATCTCTAATTTGTTTTTTGTAATGTAAGTTTTTATCTTTTAAACCTTTAAATTTAAAAATTAAAATAGAACCGAATATGAAAATAAAAATAATAAAAAAAAATATATTAAAGTATAGATTATTGTTTTTAATTTTTTTATAGTTGCATTCTTGTAATTTATTAACTAAATAATTTTTTAAATTATTAGATACTAATTTTGGCATAATCTGTGTTGCTTTCTCATTATTACTACTAATAAAATTAAGAATATAATTTTCCTTATTCATGGTATATAATATAATTTATAAAATATTGTTACTTTATAAATTATATTTTATAAACATAAATATAATGAGCAAACTATATATGTCAAATTATACCAATAGCAGTGATGATTCATTCATTGAAAATTTTGACATTATGGGACAAATTGATGAAAAAAATGAAAGATTGAAAGAAAAAGTAGATAAAGCCGATCAAGAAAAATCTAAAACACCCACACCAGTAAGTGCAATGTATTATTTTTTTGTATTATCAATTTTTTACATGATAATTACTACAATATTAATATATACATCAGTTGCGTCAGGTTCAACTGGAATTGCTATTAATTTAATTTTTGTATTATTATTAGTATTAGGTTTATATTTCATAAATATGTCAACAATTAAAAATTTATGTGGACCAGATGATGATAATTATATTATTCCATATAAAAAGGTTGCAACCATAACATTTATACCATGGGTAATTGTTTTTGGAACAATATTTTTTTTATTAGAACTTTTTCCAGGATGGGTAAGACCATTTTCAAATACTATTGGTTATTTAATCATAAATTTTTTAGGTGTAGAAAGTGAATTTAAAAAATATTTAAAAAGTGCAAATGATGTAGATAAGCATAATACAGAAAGTTCTGATACAACACAGGGAAATAAAAATTTAGCAACTGCGATTGAATTTTTAAATAAAAATACATCAATGTTTATAAATGAATTTCCATCAGATGGTACTGGATTTGATGAAAGTTTTAAACAACTACAAAAATCAGATGCACTTAAAAGTGCCGCATCATTAGAAGCTTCAAATGTAAGTTTAAAAGATTTTGAAATTTACCTCAGAAAAATGATAAAAATAAAGCATACAATTGGTAAAGGTATATGGTATATTCTAGCAGGAACAGTAGTTTCATCTATTAGTTATAATATTTTATTAGATATAGAATGTCAAAAATCAAGAGAAAAACTAAATAGATCTATTGATAATTTATATTCAGAAGCAATATCTAAAACAGGTAGTAAATGGAGATTAATGGCACCTGAATTTAAAGATAGTAATGGCGTTTTCCAAAAGATTCAAGAAGACACACAGATTAATAACGGATCAGAGCCTCATGAAAATAATTTAAATCTTAAAAAAACAGCAAATGGAAATAATTATATATTTATCCAAGTTGATAGCATTTCAGATTCTGACAGCTTTGAAGAACGATTTAATAAGAAAGATGATGTAAACAATGCGGCAATGCCATATATATCAACATCACAGGGAGATAAGGTAAATTGGGGAGGTACAGTATCATTAACAAGTCATGATATGTCAAAATATTCAATGAGTGGTTTAGAATTAGAAGAAGGTAATTATATAGCAATACCAGTTAATGAAGCTAATAAAATTAGTTATAAATATACTGGCGATCCTGACGTTCCCGAGACATATAAAACTACTGTTGAATTAAAATATTTATATTATGAAGTAATAGAATAAATCTATTGTGATTAATATAAAATAAAATATATAAATAAGATAATTTATTTTATGAAGTTATAGAATAAATCTATCATGATTAATATAAAATAAAATAAATAAATAAGATATTATGGCTATAAAAATAACTATTAACCAAATAGGTGTTATCGTTTTTTTTGTATAACCTAGTCCAAAATGTAATGGAGTTCCATCATTATCAAAAATAGTTTTTGGCTTTAAATAGACTATACATGCAAATAAAGATAGGTAACAAATAACCGTGAAAAGTAATATATTACTTTTTATTGTTTTTTTAATCATTTTATTAATATTATATAAAAAAATATAATATTAATTTTTATTTTATTTTATTTTATTTTTATTTAGAAAGTATGTTGCCCCGCAATCAGTTCTTGTGCAAGAATTCCAAAAAACGCAATCATGGCTAGTCTACCATTATTTAGTTCTTTATTATATCTATCTTCACTGATAGATTGCGGATCGTAATTTCCTAAATTGCCCGGCTGATATTCTGTTTTTAAATTAAAAGTAGTATTTGTTGTAAAAGGATTTAGCCAACCCCTATTCATTCTGGTAACTTCATAAGACGCAACCGTAAGCCAGAAAGGTAGCTGATGATTCATATCTAAAGAACTAAGATAATTAATGCCAAGTAGAGAATCATCACCATCTAATTTTTCAATAATAGGAATAGCAGTAGTCGCAAGCATTGCAACACGTCCATGTTGAAGTTCTGCTTCACGAACAAATTTAATTTTATTTTCGGATTTACCTCGTAGAATATTTAATGGATCAAAATTTTTTAGAGGAGCAGTAGACCCATAATAAGAAAATGTTTTTACGCCCGGATTTACGTTTAAGAATGCCGAAATTTGAGAGATAAATGCAAATAGTAGAAATTGAAGTTTCATTATATTTATTTTTATAACTTTTTTTTTATATTCTTTTTAAATATTATTTTTGATAGTAATTTAATAATCTTCTGTTTCAGATTCATACTCATCATCGTCAGGAATATGACTCATATCATTTTCTTCATCATTTATTTGTTGTTGTATATTTTCTTCTTCTTCTATATCCATCATATATATTTCTCTGTTCATATCAGTAACTACATCTTTTTTATTTATTTTTTTTTCTAATAAAGCTTGTTTATCTAATTCTTCTCGCTCATTGTCATAGTTAGCTTTAACATATTGCGTAATTCCTTTTTGCATACCTTTATTCCATTTTTCTAATTTATTATTTTTAAATATATTTTCAATCTCTCTTGACTCGTCTGATAAATTTTTTAGAAAATCAGTAATTAAATCTTTTTCCTTTTCTTTTGCAAATAAAATATTATTTTTAACTTTTTTATAATTTACATTTATTAATTTATGATGATTAGTTAATGTTGTTAAAAAATTAGAAATATATTTAAATATTTCTTCGTATGTTTCATTTTTATCATAATTTGGATCATTGGTAATAATAGATAATTCAAAATCATTATTTTCTAAAATAATAAGATATTCATTAAATATTGATAAATAGAAATTTTTATATATTAAATTCAATAAATCTTTATCGAAAATATTTTCGATAATATTACCATCAACTGTATCTATTTTATTATAAAACATTAAATGATTTGATAATTTTAATAAAATATTAAATTTATTTTTAATATGATTAGAGATAATATTAAATGTAGTTGTGTTATTAAAATTAAGATATGGGTCAAAATACATTTTAACAATATTTTTTATATCATTATTATGGATTTCAGATAATTTCCAATGTTGTGGTATTTTATCATTATTAATGGATTTATTTATTATAATATTTGGGAAAATTTCAATAAAATTAATTAAATAATTTTTAAATAAATATAAATTTTCAGGTTCAAAATTAAATTCTATATATTTTTCAAATAATTGTAAATCATTTCTAGTTACAAATTCAAATGATTTTATTTTTGTTATAATATTGCTATGTATTAAATTATTAATTTTAAATAAATAATTTTTTATATCTTTTGTATCATCATTTTTAAATTTAATAAAATCATAGGTATCTATTAAGCTATAAAATTTATCTATAAATTTTTCATCATATGATTCAATTAATTTATTTTTATTATAATCTTCAATAATGAGTCGTAAATTTTCAATATTATTCAAAACCAAATCATTATAGTTAATTTTTAATATGTTTTTATTATTAATATTATGTAATAAATCGTAAAAATTAGTTCTACTAAAATTTTTTCCTTGTGATTTTATATCTTCTATAACTTCTTCAATATTTTGATTGTAATTAATATTTGTAGGTTTATTATTAGTGATGCTTTTTAAATTATCATCTATAGGTAAATTATTATTAAAATTACAAAAATGTATAAATGATTTATATATTATTTTTTCATCATAATCATTTGATATTTTTGGAATAATTATTTTAGTATTTTCATTATGATATAAGATGGAAGACTTTTCTAATAAAGCTATATCATTTATTATTTCTACATAATTTTTTAATAATATATTATTTTCATTGATACTTTTATCTTCATCAATAAAATATTGTATAGTATTATTTAATGAATTACAACAAGAATTTTCAATAAATGGTTCACCATTTGAAGTTTGCAAAATAGGTGTTTTCTTTTTTACAACATTTTGTATTGAATTAATAATCTTATTTGTATAATTTGATATTTTTGAATTAATTAAATCGGTAACAATAGTTTTATCTGATTTTTTAAATCCATCAATCATATTATCTGTAAAATTTTTATCAATTGGTATTAAATGATGATCTTTAATTTTTATTTCATTTAAAGGTGGCATAAATGTAAACCAATTATTAACTGAAATTTTTGAGTCAATTTCTTCATTTGGATTATTTTTTAAATAGTGTATTTTTTTATTAATTAAATCAGTAAAAAATTTATCAGTCAAAATATTATCTTTAATAACTATTTCTATTTTTTTAACAATATTGATTTCAGATATTTTTTGTATAGTATTCCATGGTTTAATTGATGATTTTATTTTATTTACTATACATGCAATATACATAATAAACGTTTTATCTTCAGTTCCATTTAATGGAAAACCATCAAATGATTTAATACAACCGGGAAATGTTTTTTTTGTTGTAAAAGACGGAACAGATGTTTGAATAAATACACAAATATATGAAATTGTATACATTAAAAGTAAATTATTATATGCATCTTCATAATTTGGTAAATTTTTGGCTCGTTCACTTTTTTGCAACATTTTTTTTATTTTATCGTCATATGATTTTTTATCAGGCATATTTTTTTTTAATAATTTTAATACATTCATATTTATTAATTCATTATAATTATTTAAATTTAATCCAATCATTTGGCCAATAGTTTTAATTATTGCATATATTGATTGCGTATCTTTTGATAAAGGTTTATTTGTAGAATTATAAGTATATTCTTCAGGTAATAATTCTTTAGTATTTAATTTATATCCTGCTTCATCATAACCTTCATCATTATTAAATTCTATCCGTTTGATTATATATCCACTATGTTTATCAACCCAGAAACTATTATCATCACTTATTGTTCCTTGTTCTGCACATATTGTATCCAATTCTATTAAATATTTTTCTTTATTATCAAATACATTAGCCAATTTTAAAAAGAATAATGGTAATATTTTTTTATCAGTATCTTTACAATATAACCAATATTTATTTTCATCTGAATTTGAATAACGTAAAAAGTTTAATGCAAATATTCTAATATAATAATTTTTTTTTATTTGATCTGGATATGCTAATATTCTATCTCTTAATTTTTCATTGGGAATATCGTATTCTCCAGTAGTATCTACAATATTAAATTTTAATAAAACATTATCGATTATTTTAGTATTATATATTAAATGTTTTTTTTCTAATAATGTTTTCGCAACATCATATTGATTTTGTACTTTACCTTTTATTTCTTCAATACTAATATCATATTTTAAATTAAAACTTTTTAATATTTCATCTATATTATGTTTATCTAATTTATTTGTTACCATATCTAATGAATAACATTTTTCGTCTTTTGATATACATTTTTTATTAATATCGCAAAATATTTTATTTGAATCAATATAAAAATTATCTTTAAATTTTTCAGAAATGACCCATGCATCTTTTTCTCTTACATATATATAATTTTTGTTATCTTCTTTATTTATTAATAATGCAAAATCACCATCTATAATTTCTCTTTTTTCTTCAATTATAGCGATGGCTTCGCGTTGTGCCTGTTGATCTGTAATATTTAATTTTTCTTTAATTTCATTTATTAAATAAGATTTAAAATTCTCACGATCCATGGTTTTTTTTTCTTCTTCATAATCATTTATTAAACTATATAATGTTTTATCATATATAGAATCAAAATATATACTTTTATTATTATCCAAATTGATTTCATCGATTGAATTATATTTTTTACTTAATATAAATTTCTCACATGTGTTATTATCATCTGATTCATTTAATTTTTTTTCTTTTTTGGCCAATCTTTCTTGTTGTTTAATAAAAGAATCTAATAAACTAGATACAGTTAAATCTATAACCGATTTATTTAAAGATGCGGATAAGAAATCTGCATTATCAATAGATATTATTCTAGTTAATAGTTCTTCATTATTAATAAAAATAGATTCATCTAATTTATAATATTTAAAAATATCAGCCTTTAATTCTTTATTTAATAGGTTAAATGAATATGCTATATTATCAAATTTAATATCTTGATTGGCGATTTCTATTATTTCATCTAATTGTTTATTATTTTTAATAAAATTTAATTTATATTCGTCGCTTTTTTTATCTAATTCTTTTAAAATAATGTTATAATTTTCTTGATGAATATTATAATAATCTATATCAGCACAATATAATAAATCTAATAATTGTGATAGATTATAGATATTTTCATTTTTAAAAACATTTGTGATATAACTATTATTGCTGGGTAAAAATGAATCTAATAAATCATTAATATTTTCTTGATAGTTTTCATTCGTGTCATTTAATTTATCATATTGAAAATTATTAATTTTATTAAAAATTTCATCATTATGAATATTTTTATCACTATTTTTAAATAATTTTACTGATTTTTCATCAAGAATATATTCATTTATGCTTGTATTTTCTGTTAATAATTGAAAATAATATAAATTATTGTCATTGAAGTTCATTTTATTAAGTAAATTAGTATAATCATTATTTAATTTTGAGTAATTTATGATTGGAAATGGCATAGTTATAAAAGATTTAATTGATATATTATCATCACTAGTTAATTTTGTTTTATTTAGTTTTTTTTTACCATTTTGATAATCTATTTCTAACATATTTAAACCATTTGAATATATATCAGTTAAAAATCTATTTTTTTTCAACATATTATTTTGAATGGAATAGCTGTAAAAATTATCATTATTATTATTTATAACAGTTAATCGCGTATTAACATTAGAAGTATTTGAATCATATACTACATTTGTATCAAATAATTCATATAATTCATTAATATATTTTTTATAATCATTAACCTTTTCTTTTGAATTGTTTTTAATCCATTTTTCATTACATAATTTTAATGTATTAATAAATGATGAATTTTTATTTTTTATTAAATATTCATTTTCATTTTCATTGGATAATGATTCATCTGAATTTTCTAAAATTATTTTGTTATTAGATATAACAGGTAAAATCCAATGAATTTGTTTATTTAAATTTAATATTGTATTTTTTAATGGTTTGTGAAATTGATTATTTAAGGTTGGTAAATTATAATTATTATTGGCATCATTTTCAGAATATAATTCACGTAATTCAATAAATCTATTAATTTCTTTATTAATTTTTTCATAATTTTCCTGTGTTTTATCTTGATTTTTTAATAGATTTATTTTATGATTTAAATAATCATGAATTTGATCATCAAGAGAATATCGTTTCTCACTTTCAGAAACATTAACATTATAATTGATATCTTCTAATTCTTCGGCTATATCTATTTCATCAAATACTATTTTTTCTTGTTTATTAAAATTAACGTCATCATCTATATCATTAAGAGTTTCTGTTTTAGATTCTGTATTATATGTTAGTGATGGAGAATCATTTTGTTGAATAGATTCATCATGTTGTATATTTTCTATATCTGTTGTATTTTGTTTAATTAATATTTTTTCAATATTAAGATTTTCGGGTATACCTGTAAATGCAAAATCGATATAAATAATTTCATTTGTTTTATTAATGGTAACTTCTATCATATCTTGCTCAATATTAGTAATAATACCATTAATTATAAAAGGGGATGGATGATTAAAATAAATAGATATGTTTTGATTCAATTGTAAATTATTTTGTTTAACATAACTAGGTGAATCATTTCTATGTAATAAAATAATATTTTCTATACTTTCTTCTAAAAAATTTCCGTCTTCATTTATTAATAATGTAAATTCATTTTGATCGGATATTAATTTAATTTTAGTTTTATCAATATAATTTATAAAATATATATTTTGGTCATAGTTAGAATTTAATGGAGCTTCTATTTGTATTATATCTCCTAATTGTAAATTAATTTTTTGATAACTACTCATTATACTATATTTATACTATAATTATAATAAAATTATTAAATGTATTTTAAAAATATAAATAAAGTAAGTTAAAGATATTTTTATAAATAATATTAACGATGAATAGTAATATTACATACGTTTTAGATGTAAATAATATTTATAATTTTACAAATAATGAAGATTATACAGAAAAAAAGTATAATTTTAATAATGTTGATTATAAAATAATTAAATACAGTAAAGAGAAATTAATTTATTACAAAGAAAATGATAATAATAAATTTGTGGAATTATCGAAATTTAGATCTGTTTTTTTCAAAGGAGATAAATTATGTGCGTTTAGTCCGCCTAAATCGGTTGATTATGATTCATTTATTGATAAACATAGAGATGTTTCTGAATGTTGGGTAGAAGATTTTATAGATGGTACAATGATAAATTTATTTTATGATACAACAAATAATGATTGGGAAATTACAACAAAATCAACAGTTGGTGGAAATATCATGTTTTTTAATAATCCGAATATGCAGATAAAAAAAACATTTAGAGATATGTTTTTTGAGACATGTAATTTTAATAATTTTAATATAAATAGTTTACCACGCACATATAGTTATACTTTTATTATGCAACATCCTGAAAATAGAATTGTAACTCCAAATGAGTATCCAAAAATATTTTTAATTAAAATTTATGAAATCAGTCACATATCTGATTTAAAATATAAAATAACTGAAATAAATACTTTTGATTTTTCTAATACTCCACCATATATATTTTTAAATACGGGTATTAATTTAGTATGTAAATATGCAATTAATTCGTATGATGAAGTAAAAAGTTATTATGAAAATGATGGTGTACCATTTTATTGTGTGGGTGCAATGATTTATAATAAAAATGGAGATCGTACAAAAATTAGAAATAAAAATTATGAAATGGTGAGAAAATTACGTGGAAATCAACCAAAATTACAATATCACTATTTATGTCTTAAGAAAGAAAATAAGATAAAAGAATTTCTTTTCTATTATCCGGAACACATAAATGATTTTAAAGAATTTAAGACAAAGATGTTTTATTATACAAATAATTTATATATGAAATATATTGAATGTTTTATTAAGAAGGTAAAACCATTAAAGGAGTATGAATTTCAATACAAAAATCATTTATATAAACTTCATGAAAAATATAAGAATGAATTAGCGGTAAATAATATGAAAGTAGATAAAAAAGTTGTAATTGATTATATAAATGGGTTACATCCGGCACAACAAATGTTTGTAATAAATTATGAAGACTATAATAAAAATATTGAAAGTGAAAATGATGAAGAGATGCAGGTATAATAATTATTAAATAATTATAATATATTGTTAATATAAAAAATATATTATATATAGTAATTTATGAAATAAAATATTCTTGAATGGAATTTACAATAGAAATAGAATAATTAATACAATGTTCCATTTGACTAATAATATCTTCTTTATTAGTAATAGATTTATAACTAATTTTAATAATACTATCTATATCATGTGGATGTTTTTTTAAGAATGAAATATAATTGATTTCTTTCTTTTCAATAAAATATACTTTATATAAATAATTTTCAATTATTTTTCCAACAGTATAATCTTCATTTTTAATTGTTATATGAAAACAATTTTCTAAACTATCTGGAATTTCGTTTATTAAGGTTAGATCATTTTTTAAATCTTCTAATACCATAAATAATTTTTTAATTAAAATTTTACATGATAAATCAATAATTTTAATGTTTTTATAAATACCAATTGATTGTAATTTAAAGTCAAAACTATCCTTAATAAAATATTTTTTTCCATCAATTAATAGCCAATCTTTTTTTAATTGTTGTATTTCATCTGTATTATTTGTTTCTTTTAATTCGGATTCTTTAATTTCCCATTGTTTTTTAATTTCGGCTGGATCTAAAGTATTACCAAATGTTGCCATACTAACAATATTAAATGCGCCATCTTCTTCTGCAGTACCAATTGATAATTTGGCTGTTAATTTTAATTCTTCACAATCATTATTATCGCCAATTTTAGATCTCAATCTTGCAATATCAATATAATCACCGGTTAAACTATTAGGTGGAAAGATTTTAATAACATCACTATTATTTAAATATTTATTTAATTTAATATTTTTGATTTTAAAATCTTGTGTTGTAGCATAAATGGTTTCATTTGTTTCATTTTTTTTATGTAATTCAATAACATAATCTTGATATGAAAAATTTTCAATATCATCTATGTGGATTGGGATACAACTCATTCTTTGTTTAATTAATTCATTATTTAATCTAGTTTTATTAATCTCGATAGAAACTTGATTTTCTTTATATGGATAGGTCTTAAAAACAATAATTGGAACATTAGCAAGGATAATACGACGTAAGGCATTTACATAGCTTACATTAACATTTTCTATAGTAAAATTTAAAACATTATTATCTTCTTCTAAATTAATTATTTTTGCTTGAGACAATTTTGTATTAATCATTTTATATTTAATAAATATAGTTATTATTTTTTTAAAACAATTTTTCAATTTTATATTTAATATTTATTTTAGTTAGTATTTTAATATATATTTAGTTAAAAAATATATACATGAGTAAAATATTATATTACAGTAATTTTTGTGAAAATTCAGCAAGAATTTTAAATAAAATTTCAAAAAGTATTATTAAATCACAGATTCATTTTATTTGCATTGATAAAAGATTTCAAGAAAATGGAAAAACATATTTAATATTAGAAAATAATGATAAGATTATATTACCAAATACAATTACAGCTGTTCCGGCATTATTATTATTAAATGAAGATTTTAAAACTGTTTTCGGTAATAATATATTAGACTATTTAAATCCAATAGAAGAAGTTAATGAACAAATTTCAACAAATTTTAATGGAGAACCAAATGCATTTGCTCTATCTAATACAGTTTCGGATATTAATTCTGATAATTATAGTTTTTTAAATCAAAATAGTGATGAATTATCCGCAAAAGGTGATGGTGGTTTAAGACAATTATATAATTATTCGACAATACAAAATGATGAAAGAATTATAACTCCACCCGATGATTATGTCCCTGATAAGGTAAATGAAGAAAATTATAAACAGTATGAGGATAGTAGAAAAATATAAGAAATTAAACTTTTTGAAAAAAATATATTAAATATAATTTGAATATATTTTTTATTAAATGGATAATAAAGAATCAATAAGTGATAGAGAAATTGCTGAAATTACTATAATGTTAGAATTTATTAAAAATATAAAAGATTTATTACATGCATTAGATGAAACATTTCATGATAAAATTCATGAAAATATAATAAATGATGAAGTTTATAATTATTTTTATAATTATAATGATGAAATTACTGTAGATAGTTTTAAAAATATAGAATTTTTTAATTATAGTACAAGTTTATTTGAATTTTGTGTTAAAATTTTCCCTAATAAATTTTTTGATATTTTGTATGAAAATGAAGAAATTTTTAAAGAACAGTTGTATTTATTGCCTAACATAAATTTTTCAGAATTATATTTTGATGATAATACTTCTAGTTCCACAAAACAAACATTATGGAAATATATTCAATTAATATTATTTACTATTATAACTTCAATTAAAGATAAACATAGTTTTGGCGATACTGAAAAATTATTTGAAGCAATTAATCCAGATGAATTAAAAAAAAAATTAGAATCTACTTTAAATGATATACAAAACATATTTAACAATGAAAATAATAATAACACTAATGATAATAATGATACTAATGATAATAACTTTTCTGATACTTTTTCAAATATATTCAAGAATATAGATTTATCTAATATAGATTTATCTAATATAGATTTATCTAATATAGATTTATCTAATAATATTAATGATATTTTTACTAATATTTTCAATAGTCTTGATTTATCAAACTTGGATATTTCAAATATAAATATGTCAGATTTGGATATGTCAAATTTGGATATGTCAAATTTGGATATTTCTAACTTATTTAATACTTTTTTTAAAAATAACTATAAAAATAATAATTCATATGATAATAGTAATAATAAATTCAATAATTTACCAGATTTTAATAATATACATGATCATATTAATAATTTAATTAATGGTAAAATAGGTAATTTAGCTAAAGAATTAGCCGAAGAAACTGCTAATGAATTGGATATTGATTTTGATAATGTTAAAAATATGGATGATGTTTTTAAAACAATGTTTAAAAGTCCCGATAAATTAATGGGATTAGTAAATAATATTGGTAAAAAAATAGATAATAAAATGAAGGATGGTAGTATTAAAGAAAGTGAGTTATTAGAAGAAGCCACTGATTTATTAAAAAATATGACAAATATGCCTGGAATGAATAATTTTACTGATTTATTTAAAAGTATGAACTTGGACAAAATGATGCCAAAAAATGGCAAAATAAATAAAAATGCATTTGAAAATATGATGAATCAAAATGTTAAAATGTCTAAAATGAAAGAACGCATGAAAGAAAAATTAGAAAAAAACAAAGATTCTTCTTCTTCTTCTTCTAATAATCATCAAGAAAAAGATAATTTGCAAAATATTAATAAAAATTTAGAAGTATTACAATCAGAAATGTTAGAAAATAACAATTTCATAAATGATATAATAAAACAACAAAATCCTGAAAAAAAACCCACAAATAAACCTAAAAGAAATAATAAAAAAAAAAATAAAAAATAAATTTATTTTTTATTAATCTCTCAATCTCTCAAAATATCATTTTTTTAAAAGTATATTTTATTTATATATATACAAATTACATGACTAATCATATAGATATTAGTTATTCATTGATAAATGATATGTTAGGAATATCATGTTTAATTTATGATTGTAATAAAGAATTAAAATTTAAAAAAAATAACAATTATTACGATATAAAATCATTGGATATTAGTTGTATTAATATTTCAACCTTGCGAAAAGAAATATTACTTAATTTATTGAAACAATCCGAAAGTTATGAACTTGTTAAATTTATAGATCATAATGGTGTTCAGGTCGGTATAACTTTAAATCATAAAGAAAAAAGAATAAATGTTGTATTTAGAGGATCTGATGAATTAATTGATTGGCTATATAATTTTTTAATTTGCAAAACAAAAATTAATGAAAATATGTATGTTCATGGAGGGTTTTATAGGTTGTTATATAAAAATAATTTATATGATCAATTATTTGTTTCTATTGAATCTTTATTAACTACATATAAAAATTATAATTTGAATATTACAGGCCATAGTTTAGGTGCAGCATTAGCAACATTATTTGGATATTTTTTATCTTATGATATACCTAACAAAATAAATATAATCAGTTTTGCAAGTCCACGTGTAGGTGATAAAAGCTGGGCAACTACATTTAATAATAAAGAAAATATAAATCATTATAGAATTGTTAATCAAAAAGATATAGTAACTGCTATACCATATATTCATTATTGTCATTGTGGAAATTATATAAATGTTAGTAATAATAATTTATTAGATTATGTAAATGTTATATCATATAAAGATAACAATTCCATTATTAATTATAATAATATATCAGACCATTCAATCGAAAATTATTATATAAATTTTAATAAATGTATAAATAATAATGAAAAAAATTGTATTAAATATGTATAATATTTAAAAATTGATTACTACAAAAAATAATTTAAGCATTATATTTAAAAAATAATTACATATAATGCAAAATGATTTAGAAAAACGTATTCAAGTGTTAGAATCATTAATTATAGAATTATATATTAAAAAATTGCGAGAAAATGGATATGTAGTAATTCCAAATATATTAACTGATGATGAAGTTAAGGAAGCAAAGGAATTATTTTTCAAATGGAAATCAAGTATTCCTAATATAGATAATTTTCATAAAATAGCAGATCCGCATGGTATTTTTAAATTTCATCAAATTGGACATCAAGAACATGCATGGTTTATTAGAACAAGACCAAAAATTATTGAAATATTTAAACATATTTGGAAAACAAATGAATTAGTTGTTTCTTTTGATGGTTCTTGTTATATTCCAAAAGAATGTAATAAAAAAGATAATATATGGACACATACCGACCAAGCACCATTATATAAAGATGAAATATGTTTTCAAGGATTTGTAGGTCTAACTAAAAACGAAGAAAGAACTCTAATTGTATATGAAAAAAGTCATCTAATACATGAAAAATATTTTAAAGATAGAAATATCTCTCATTCTAAAAATTGGAATCTTATAGATCATGACTTTTTAAATAGTATTAAAGATTCTAAAAAAAAAATAATTGTTAATCCAGGTGATCTTGTATTATGGGACTCTAGAACTTTTCATCAAAATTGTTATGGCGAATCTAATTCTGAAGAGAGATTAGTCCAATATGTTTCTTATTTACCAAAAAATAATGAAAAAAATAGTAAATCACAAAGAGAAAAACGACTTAAATATTTCAATGAATTAAGAACTACATCTCATTGGTGTTATCCTATAAACGTTAATAGCCTACAACCTCAAACATATGGAAATACAAATTTATTAATAGATTATAATAAATTAAATCCGCCCAATTTAAATAAGTATCTTCAAACAATTTATGAATTAATATAAAATATTTAGAATAAAATATACTTTTAAAAAATTGATATTTTGAGAGATTGAGAGATTAATAAAAATTAATTTTTTAATAAAAAATATTGTTTGTGTTTAAAAATAATTATGATTATATATATAAATGGATTTAAATAATAAATTAAAAAATATAAATGATTATTTAAAAGATACACTTCGTGATACAAAATCAGATAATAATATGGAATTTTGGATTAATGATCCACATATTTTATTTAATGATAAAAAATTATTTGAAATTTATCCAAAAAATAATATGACAAGAACTGAAAAATTTAATGCTGTTTCGCGTCTTATTATTTATTTAACCATTTTAGTTTTATTTATATCGAGAGATTATAAAATCATATTCTTTTCAGTTATTATTCTTTTTTTTATTATAATTGTTTTTTATTATTTAAACAAACAAGAAAAAAATAAAGAAGAATTTAGCAATAATGATATGTATGATAAATATAAACATCATTTTACTAATCCAGAATCTAATAATCCATTAATGAACATTATGTTACCTGAAATTAACGATAATCCACAAAGAAATCAAGGAGCACCAGCATACAACGATAAAGTAAAAGATTTAATTAATAATTCTACCAAAGATTTTGTTAAAAAAAATTTTAAAGATGATAAAATAGATGAGAGATTATTTAATGATTTAGGAGATAAAATAGAATTTGAAAATTCTATGAGACACTTTTATACCAATCCTAACACTACTATACCAAATAATCAAAAAGAATTTGCAGAATTTTGTTATGGAAATATGGCATCATGTAAAGATGGAAATAAAAACGAATGCACAAATAACAACTATGATTTTCATAGAATGTAAATTTTTTAATTATTATAAAAATATTATTTAATATAAAAATATTATATTAAATAATATTATATATGACATCTACATATCCATATTTATTTGATTCAATGTCTAGATTAGAATATGATCAATCGATAGAAACTCAAAAAAATATTCAAAATATTAATAATGCCAATTATAGATTAGAAAATTATTATCCTCATTGCCCTATGGATAATGCCATTAATTTTGCAACACAACAACCAAATGTATTTTACAAAGGATCACATGAAGGTGGCATTAAAGGATGTACAATTGATACCAATAATGAATTAAAATTTACTACATTAAGTAAACCCCCCTGTAAAATTAGATTGGCACCTAGACAATTTATTACCGTTCCATATTTAGGAAAAGGACTTGGTGATCCTGAAATAGAATTAAGACTTAAACAGGGAGAAAATTTCATTAATAAAAAAACTGTTAATAATGTTATGGAAAATAGTTTTGTTGATTCCAATGATTACCCTATGATAGAATCACTTCAAAATTATGTTAATAATAGCAAATATATGATAGAAGATGACGCAATGACCGGTTGGAAACGCGGTGGTTTGTCTGCAAGAGAAATGGCACGTAATTGATTTATATTATAATAAAAGTATTGGTTAAATTAATTTAAAAATATTATAATTATTAAATTAATGGAAAATAATTATAATACAAATTTTATTTCTACATATAAACAATTTGAAGATATTGAAGATTCTAATATATGTTATAAATTGCAATTATTACAAGCATTTAATATAAATAATTATAATGAAGATATTTTACAAAAAAAAATGGAAAATATTTACAACATATTGAGAGATAATAAATATCTAAAAGAAATTTTTTTATTATTAGAAAAAAAACACCCACAACTTAAATTTATTAATTATAATATTAAAAATTTAGAAAACTTTATTTATTTGCAAATTTTATTTTCATATGATTATTTTTATATTTTTCATAGAGAATTATGTTATTTTTCATTAAATGAAAATTATAATTTTAAAGATATTAAAAATCATATTATATAATAAATTTATATATTATATATAATATATTAATTATGACATCTACTAGAAATAAAAATATGCGAAATGAATATAAAATACAACAAGAATTAAATAATAAAATTATGGATAATAATTTATATTTAAATTCACAATACGGAAAGCCAATAGATGAGCATATACCAGCAATTGGATATATTCCAAGTCATATGTCGAGAGATACCTTTTCTAAAAATTCAATTGATGTAGAATCTTGCTTAAAAGGAATTGGTTCTACTAATTTAGTAACTCCAAAGGAAACCGTACAGCCATCATATAACACTATCTTATTTAAAGAATGGTTTGAAAGACCAAACTCTGTTATAATGCCCGCGCCTATGTTTTATAACATAGAACGTCCCAATTTAAGTTAAATCAAAAAATATTTATATCATATTAACAATAAATATTTTTTTATATTTATTTTTTTTTTAAAGTATGATTCATTATTATATTATGTAAGCTATTTTTATTTTGTGATGTATTTTTATTTATTTTTTTTGTTATTTTTCCACCTCTCCTTTTCTTTCTCTTCGATTCAGGTCTTGGTTGGTCATTACCTTGTGTTAGAAACGAATTTGTGTCTAATGTAGTATTACTATTTATTGCCTTTCCTATTTTTTCTCCAGCTGTTCTTGCTTGATTTAATAAATCATTATCCAATGGTAAAATGTTTTTATTACCACCTGTCTTTTTATCTAACCAATATAATAATGCTATTGCAGTATATAAATTAAAAGTATTAGGATTATTAATACCATTTATTGTCCTATTAGAGGAGCCGACTATATCAAGAAAATCATATATCATACTGTTTATATTTGGTAATGACGATTTTATTCCATTTTTTTCCATTAAGAATAATTCGTTTGGTGTATTATCAGTAATAAGATTTGTGCTTTCAGAAATATTTTTATATTCTTCTTCCAGAGGGCCAAACAGTTTGCGCCATTCATCTAACCATGTTATTGCTGCGTTTATAAGTTCATTCACATAACCTTTATTAGTGTTATATATTTCAAAGTTATCTTTCACTGAGTTCACTGACTTCACTGACTTCACTGAGTTATTTATATCATTAACTGTTGATTGTTGACTCAATAATTTATAATAACTATTTTTTTCATCTCTTTCTTCATAAAAAATTTTTACAATTTTGTTTATTAAAAAATAAAGATAAGGTAGAGAAAAGTTTGTTTGTGATGGCGTTCGCTTTAAATTAGTAAGAATATTTATAAGGTTGATAATAGTATAACTAATTTGTATTCTTGCCCTCCCCGGTTTTTGTAATTCGTCTAATAATCTATCATACATTTTATGATTTATTTTTGTTATTATTAAATTTAAATTGTAAAAGATATTTCCAGTATGAGGAATAAATTTATTTGAATCTATTAAATTTCCACTTGATAGTGTGTCATATTCTTGTCCGACTTCTTTATCTGATTTGGTTTGTTGTTGATACGCAGCTTCACTTTTTTGTTCTAACTGTTTCTTTTCTTCGTTTAACT